TCGGAGCCATCACCCGTTTGTTGCAGAAAAACACCAAAGGAGATCTGGACAGTAAAAAAGTTCTCGAGCTCAGACAGATTGCAGACCGTGATTATCCGGATAGTGATTTACAGCGCGGCGTGGAAGTAATCCAAAACAACTACCGCCCGAAACTTTCAAAGTGGTTTATCGAAGCTTATTTCACTGACGGTTCCGGCGTTGAAAAGAGCTTACCGCTTTCGATCACCGGTGTGAACCTGCCGGAAGATGTGGACCTTAACTTTTTACTGCCAAAAGAAGATTAAGATGTTTATACCAGTTTTAGCCATCATCGTATTCGCCTTTTGTCTAGGGCTGATTGTGGGAGCTGTGTTAACATTAATTATCGACAGTTCCACGGACCACGTGATCGATATGGAAGATTATTATCAATCTTTCGAATAGAATTTAAGACGCTTGGTGAATGCGATAATTTACTGTTTCCTCCGTGGTGTATAGGCGCACACACGGTACCTTAAAACAGAAGTGAAGAGCAGGTTCGAATCCTGCCGGGGGATCAAAACAAAAATTGATAAAATGAGTACAATTACAAAACCACAAATCCAGCAGCTGCAAACCATCTGCAGCGGTAAATTCCGAAACCGGGAAGAACGGCTGGAAGCGATCAGCGAAATGATGGGAGTGGAAGTAAATTCCATTACAGAACTTAACCGATTACAGGCTGATGAACTGATCTATTTTTTTAACACCGGAAAAACACTGGATCATTCTTCCTGGGCATTGTTTGATAAGTACAATACACAGCACAAGACGGTGCTCAGTCTTTGTCATCAGCTCGGCTGGGTTCAGGAAGCCAATCCGCATTTTGTGGATCTGCAGCGTTTGGGCGGTTGGCTGAAAAGCGACAGAAGCCCGGTGAAATTGCCTTTAAAGGAAATGAACCGCACGGAATTATCGAAGATCATTTTTGCATTACAAAACATCTTAAAATCAAATTATAAATGAATTCACTACTACTGTTCGGAATCATCCACTTCATTGGCGGCGCCGTATGCGCTGTGATGATCCGTGAAATTGCCAATGTCAGACGTGCTATTAAAGAATTAAAAAAACAAAATCATTAAAAATGAACACACTAAAAATTCAAATTCCGGAAGGCTTCAAAGTAGAATCTTTCGATGAAAAAAGCGGAACAGTAAAATTCGCACCACTTCCAAAAGACGTTACCGAAAGAATTAAAAGCATCGATGATGCTGTTGAAGAACTTGGCGAAAATGACTTAGAAGTTATTGAATTACGTAAACTTCAAAAAGCAGAAATAACCAGTCATATTTTAAAGAATCAAATGGCTGTAGTCATTATTAAGGCTCTAAATGAAGGCTGGGTTCCGGATTGGACAAATTCAAGCCAATACAAATATTTTCCCTGGTTTAAAATGGGTTCTTCGTCGGGTGTCGGTTTTTCGTTCGGCAGCTGCGATCTCTGGAGTGCGGGTTCGCTTGTCGGTTCCCGCCTTGCCCTGAAAAATTCTGGTTTGGCAAAATATGCGGGAACTCAGTTTACATCAATATTTAAAGACTTTATGACAATTTAAAATTAAAATAGATATGAAAAAATTACCAAGTATTAAAGAAGCCTTCGAAAAAGAAGGATTGGACATCAACAAAATCGAAATCACTGGATGTCCGGAACGCCATGTTGAAGCTGCAAAAGCATTCATAAAGTTATGCGTTGGTCACGACGCAGTAAATCCAACTTGGAACCCCGATTATACAGATTATTCCCAAATAAAATATGAAAACTGGTGGAACATGGGTTCTTCGTCGGGTGTCGGTTTTTCGTTCTTCGACTTCGGTCTCTGGGTTACGGCTTCGGCTGTCGGTTCCCGCCTTGTTTCTGAAACTAGAGAAAAAGCCAATGCAATTGGGAATAGCGAGGAATATCAAGAACTTTTTAAAACGATGATGGTTTACAACCGACCAGTCGAAAAAGAGTAATAAAAAAGGTTGTGCAGTGTGTTGCTGTAGTTCTTCGTCGGGTGTCAGTTTTTCGTACAACGACTACGATAACTGGAATACGAATTCGAATGTCAGTTCCTGATTGTCAAAAAATATTTAACACTGCAAACCCTGCCACTCGGCAAAAAATAAAAAAAAACTTGTAAAGGCGTTGGTACTTATGGGAAGACGACTTTTTAATGACAAGGCTAAAAATATGAAAAGATTAAACAATTTATTTGAAAAAATCATCAGTATTGAAAATCTAACCCTTGCTGATTTGAAAGCACAAAAGGGAAAGCGTGAAACTTACGGTGTGATTCAGCACAATAAGAATTCCGAAAACAATATTTTGAAACTTCACGATATGCTGATTAGCAAAACTTATAAAACGTCACAATACGATGTATTTAAAGTTTTTGAACCCAAAGAACGCGACGTTTACCGCCTTCCATACTTTCCAGACAGAATTTGCCATCATGCAGTAATGAACGTTTTAGAACCAATTTTCGTAGCAGTTTTTACAGCTGATTCTTACAGCTGCATCAAAGGAAGAGGAATTCACAAAGCCAGTTTTGCACTTCGCAAAGCTTTGGAAAATGTAGATCAAACAACATACTGCCTGAAGCTAGACATAAAAAAGTTTTACCCGAACATTGACCACATCATTTTAAAGTCACTCTTAAGAAAAAAGTTTAAAGATCCGGATTTATTATGGTTACTGGATGAAATCATTGATTCCGCCCCTGGCCTTCCGATTGGAAATTATTTAAGCCAATATTTAGCAAACTTTTACCTCACTTATTTTGATCACTGGATCAAGGAGCAATTCAGAATAAAATATTACTTCAGATACGCTGACGACATCGTTATTCTTCATTCTGACAAAGCTTATCTATGGCAAGTGTTTAATGCAATCAATATTTACTTTCAAATGTTCCTAAAACTGGAAGTTAAAGGAAATTATCAAGTATTTCCGGTGAAGAAAAGAGGAATCGATTTTGTGGGTTATGTGCATTTTCATTCGCATGTTTTACTTCGGAAATCAATAAAGCAGCGGTTTGCCCGGATGCTGAAAAGGAAGCCCCGAAAGGCCTCAATAGCTTCATACAGTGGATGGACCAAACACTGCGATTCTAAAAACTTAATGAAAAAATTATTAACTGATGTTCAATTTTAAAGATTTAGGAATAAAGCCGAAAGAATCGGCATTTATAGGAAAGAAAATAGATATGGAAGACATTTTAAATCTTGAAGTCATCGTCATCGGTTTTGAAATCAAAGATTCCACGAAAAAAGCCAATACAAAGTATCTCACATTACAAATTGAGGTGGATGGAAACAAACGGGTGGTTTTCACCGGCTCTAAAAACCTGATGGATCTAATTTCCCAGATTCCGAAAGATAAATTTCCTTTTAAAACGATTATTAAAAAAAACGATAAACGATTAGAATTCACATGATATGACCGATGAAGTCTTCATATTGATCCTGAAAGCCCGATTGAAACAATATTACCAGGAAGGTAAATCAGTGGGTTTGGAGCTGCGCGCGCTGGTTGCTCAGTTCCGGCAGGAAATTGAAGATGACATTCTGAAATTTAAGTACAGAGACAAAAATGAAAGTAACAATAAAAACAGATCCGGAAACGCTGTTTCTCATTCACAAGATCACCAATGATCAGTACCAAATGATAGCGGCCAATATCGGCAGAAAAGCGGGTAAATCGATGCGGATGGAACTATTTTCCATACTCACGCAAAGATGTTTTTCATACACGCAAAATCCAAACGGTAAAAAACTACAGCTAACGCTGAAATATCACTTAGCCGCCTTGCTTTATGAGTTGGTAACCGATCATAATAAGTTTACCGGGATTTATGAAAACAATAAAATTGAAATATTTAAAAATGAATTACACCAAAAATTGATATGAGAACATTCATTGCGAAACATGCAAAAACCGGTCTTAAAATCACGTTTAAATTTGGTTTAAACGGCGTTTTACAAATCGTGGAATTTGAAGGCGAATGGGAAGCTGATAAAATTAAGAAAGTAGCGTCAAACATCACCGCTTCTGTGGAAGATATGCACGCAAAGATGCGTGCGCACGACCTGAAATCCGGGTGGATCTTCGCCGAATTGAGCGACGTGACATTTGAAAATTTCTACAAACAGTACCCGCGCAAAGTGGGACCGAAAGAAGTTACCGAAAAAGCCTGGAACAAACTGGGCAACGTGGATAAAATGGAAGCCATCCTGTTTATCCCGGAACTCGTGAAATTAAAGTCGGACGGAACCGCATTCCCTTATCCGGCATCATACCTTAACAAAAAATACTGGAAGTAATGAAACTCAAAGATTTAAAAAAAGCAATAAACAGTATTGGCGATGCTTACCCAGAAAGTGATAGCTGGGATGTAATGGTGAATATTGGAACTGATTTTGAAATGTTAAGAATTGAAGCAATTTACGAAGGTTCACTTTGGAATGTTGTTATCGATTGTGATTATCAGCCCGAAGAGGTTCTGGTTGATGAAATGATTTACAATAACCCAAACCCATTAACTGATGAACATTAAAGCTGACGGCAAACCGCCTGTTGTGGGGAGTGGGCTCCCTATTCATATAGCTGATAAAAACAACAGCTTTACTTTATGCGGGCTAAAAGTTGACAAAACAAATATGAGTTTTCATCGAGAATACCCTATGCGTCGGTCTGTTAAAAATCAAGATGCTTTTTGCGAGAAGTGCTTATCCCATTTCCCATAACGGCACTTGGCTTGTGGCCAGGTGCGGAATATGAAACACAAAACTTGAAAATATGATACGCAGATTATTTGAAAAACTAAAGCTGATTAAGCCACGTCAGCCGTACTTGCCACAAACCAATGTTAGCGGTTCGTTGCCATTAGACAAAAGCCATATTTGCTTTGATAAAGGGCACAATATGTTTTTGGTTACAGAAATTGACAACGGACGTAGCAAATATGGCGACCATAAATGTAGCAGATGCGGTTGGGTTGACAGCTTCCAATATGATTACGGAAGTTGGTAGGCAATTACGGCTAACGCTCGGCTTTGCGAAGTGCGAAGCATTTTGCAAAACCGCCGTTATCTGGTTTTTCAATTCTCCAAAAACAAAACAAAAATTCTCCAAAATGATTAAACTAAACGGATACTGGTACAGCCACGAGGAAGTAAAAGAAGCCCTGGAAAAGAAGGGGTACACCATTGTATTTGACCAGTATGAGCCGGACAAAAGAGGCTACATCCAGACCGAATGGAAAGCCATAAAAAACGGAGTTTCCAAAAATATGCAGTCTGTAGCGATTGAGGAGTTCCACAAAAAACCGCCACTAATTTAGTGTGCTGTTTTTTTATTAACTTTGTTAAAACAAAATCATGGAAATAGTATTTGAAATGAAAGTCAATCAGATTGATTTTATACTTGATAGAATAAGGAATGATATTAATGAGTTAATGACTAATGAAAATATCCGTCCAAAAGATATAAAGGTTTCAATGCCTAAGTTCTTTTATAATTTTGTCGAACATACAACAAGGTATAGAAGTACAGGATATCAATATCACGTTAGAAGTGAGCTATTTGGCGTTGAAATCGTTTTTGGATATAATAATCAAGTTTGTGTATTCAATGAAAATGCAGGACCAAAAGATCTTTTTATGAAACCTATTGAAATAAAAATATGAAAAAACTGTTACTCATTTTCCTGTTTATATCCGGATTGTTTTTCGGACAGCAAAAGACGCTATTTAAAGCCGTTTCTTACAATAACCTGATTGAACTGTATAATCAGAAATTGAACTTGAAAAACGAAGACCTGAGCGCCAATATAGAGCGATGCAAGTTTATCATGGAGGATGCCAGATCCAAAGACGATTATAGCACAGAACTGGCATTTTCAATATTCCTGAAAGGTTTGACGGAAGCAAGTGCAGCGGCCGACAAAAACGCCGCTTTCATCTCCATTTATAAAGATCCCACGTCTTACAGTTTTTACGATTCCAAAAATAAGTTTGTTGCCCGCGTGGATAAACTGAAAATGGATGAACAAATTGATATAAAAGGCGACAAAACAGAAACTTACATCAGTAAATATTTCTACTTATTGCAGGAATAATTTGGTAAAATGGAATATAGTTCCATATATTTGCGATAGGGATGAATTATACATGACAAAACCACTACAGCTAAACACGCTTTTACGCTACAAAAATATCCGGGATATCTATCTGCAGCACAAGACAGAAGACATACCGGATACGCGCATCCTGAAGCGCTATATTTATCCCAAATATCCCATATCCAGAACCACGCTGAATACCATACTCAGCACGCCGATCGACAAACTGTTGGCAGAGCTTAGCAGTTGTGAATGCCCACAGAATACATCACTCTGATTTCCTGCACGCCATCGTCGCGGCGAACCTGCGAAATCCCAGTTCTTATCAGTTTACCCGTTCCAGGCAATGGATTCCATCCGTGTAATTTATTGTGAATAGCTTCTACCACTTCCCACACTTCCCAGGACTGCAGTTTCTGTACCATAGGCGCTTTATAGCTGCTGTTGGTGAGTTTCAGTTTTGCGACGGTAATTTCGATGTTTGCGGTGGCTTCCTGTCGATTCATCGGTAATGCTTTCGGATCTGTTCCGATATTAGTGAACGCTGCAGAATTCAGCGATATTAAAGCGCATGGCCATTTCACCGGGATTTCATTTCCATACAGATCCAGCTGTCCCCAGTTTTCATCAACATACTTTATTTCCGTGCTCTCACCGATTTTGTTTTGAATTGCTTTCAGTATTGCATCCATGATTATGGTCTTAGATTGTTTAAAATAATATTATTAAGTTCAGTCAGGTGATTGTTGACTACGCCCGAAATAACTTCTATAACCCTCGGGTGTGGTCCTATTACGCGCCTGGAAGGAATCTTTATCTTTTTCCCGATCGGCATCAGCGCCAGGGCTTTGAACTGCTCAGCTTCGATGCTCAGCGCCCGGTTTTTTTTTGTTTTGGCTGCAGCTTTGGTTTTTATATTGAAAACAATCCCACCTGCAGCCTGGTAATACATCGCCCAGAAATACCGCTTCATTTTAGCTGTCACCGTAATTTCACCACCTTCATTCTGGATAGATGCGTAAGGCATTGAGTTGGTAAACGCAATCTTTTCCCCCTGGATCTTTGCCTGGTATCCACGTCTCAAATTGTTGGTTCTGGCCATCATGGATCCTTTGCGGTTGATGAGTGAATTTTTCGGCCATGCCTGGTCAAAAAAAGCCTTGCGTTCAAAGTTGCGGTCAAACTCATCCATCATTTCCGTTTTCACGTCTTTAATGATATTTTGATGAAAAGTTTGTAAATCCATTGTTAATTTAAAATAAGTTGTAACTTTGTTATATGGAAAACGATAAAATAGCTTTAACGTTTGCTGAATCAAAAGGTTTTATTTCTGTTGATTTTCAAGAGAAATGGAACGGCTTTGATGTGTATATTGCTCAACCTGAAGACATGCTTATTATTGGCTATCCAACTTTTATTCTAGTAAAGGATGGCGTTGCTCGTGAAAATAAAACTTCAGAAATATACAGTCTTATGCACTTTACCGAAGTGCCTCCGGATACCACAGAAAGTTTAGGGTAATTTTTTCACAATACCATCTATTATATCAGTGTTTAGCAGTAGATTATCCACTCTTAGCACATTTACGCCGTGCAGAAGTGAGATCTGTTTACTCAATTCAGTCCACCTCACTATTTTCCCATTTTGCGGATCATAAAACCTTACTTTTCCATCGGCTATTCGCTCTAATGTTATTATATGTCCGCCATTAGATTTTTTCCATCCATAATCAATATGATATCTACCGATGTCTTTTGTAAAATCATTTAATTCCTTGGACAACTGAACAATTGATTTAGATTTTGTTCGTCCTCTTCTATCAGTGCCGTCATAACCGCCAACTTTTGTTTTTGAAGGCATTTCCCCTTTTTCATTTAGCCATGCCCAGTTTGTCTTATAAGATAGTTTAAAAGGAATGTTATCCTTTTTATTAGTGTTTTCCAATGCTGTAACATCATAGCCTCTTCGACGTAATTCATTTGCCACGACACAGGATTGGCAATTTATACTGTATCCATGACCTTTTCCATAATTAACATTTCCTTTTAACTCATTGGCTTCTTCAAATGTCATTTCTTTTCCTTTTGTGATGCCTAATTTTTGTTCAATTGTATTTTGATTGACCACGGCTTTCACCTCTTCCGAACCCTTCAATTTATTATACGGATGTTTCGGCGGGAAGACCTTCTGTTCCATTCCGGGATTAAACCTAAAGATCTCGCTTCTATTTTTCCCATCCGGTCCTATTTTGGTGGTTGCACGGTCACCGGCTGCATTGGCTTTTTCAGAATCTGAAACCGTGTATTTTTCTTTAAGAACTTCCACAGCGGTACATCTGCAGCGCCAACCGTTCGGCGGATAATAGGACATCCAGAACGGATCATCTACCGGAAGCGTAGTATCTTGCAGCGCGGCATGATCGTCACGAACGCGGCTATCATTCGCCGTTCTATATTGTAGGTTATATCTGCCGTCCTGGTCAGTTGCCGCCCAATTGGCAGCACTCTGTGAACTCGAAACAGCAAACTGCCATTCCGCTTCCAGGTAATTCTGGTTGTACTTGGAATTAACTTTATTGAAATCATTGGCAAATGCATCGAAACTGCGGATCTTCCCATCTTCCATGAGCATTGTTGATGCTTCCAGTAATTGGGCGTGTGTTCTGAGTCCGGAAAAAATAAACGTATCATTTTCAAGCTTTGCCAGCATTTCTGGCGGAATATCGTTATCGGTAACCGCCGAATTAAAAACTTTATTCGTTTCATCGATGAGTTTTTGATACGGTTTATCTTTGAGATATTCCGGGCTGTACGATCCTTTTTCATGAAGATGTTTAAACGCGTTTTCAGCCGCTTTTAAAACTGATTTAAAAATAGGTCCGTCTGAGCTTGCAGCAAGGTTGATTTTCTGACAGCTTTCGCAGCTGCAGTCATACAAAGAACTTAACCGCAAATGCAGACCGTTAAAATACTGTTTCGGGCTGACAGGCCGATGTCCTTCAGCCCTTAGACGAAAAAACTTTCAGCGACGTTTAAGTTGGAGCCGGGTAATTGAACGGCGTTTTCTTTTCGACCGGTAATTTTAATACCAAATTTTTCTGCAAGCCATTTCCAGTCAACTTCAAATCCTTTTTCTTCAGCTTCCATTGCTCTTTTCCAAAGCTCTGCAAGATTTTCCGAAATTTCCCAGTTAAACACATAATCTGCAGGTACAACGCCAATACGTGCGAGCGCTGGCATTACCTTTGAATTCATGTACATTTCAACAAGTGCCATATCTGCGAGCACTAATTTTGACAGTAATTTTTGAGATGCGATTTCTTTGCTATTGGATCCATTTTTCGTGTCCTGACCCACTATGGCACCGGATATCAACAATGAGTTCTGATTATCGCAGAAAGCTAATAAATTACCGTATACATCGCCATTGGTATTCACGCCTTTTGCCCATTCAAATTCCTCCGTTGTATCAATAATAAACCATGCTGCGGAACCCATATCCTGCATCATCTTTTTCCCACGTGCGACCGCTTGTGGATCTGATGCATCAGTTTTGTAAACCCTTGGTGGAATTCCATATATTTCACAAAGTTCAGACCAGCAAGACTCTCCGAATCGTTTGAAAAGTGCGTGTGGAACCGCTTTGTTTAAAAGTCCTTTTTCGCCAGGTTTTCCGAATTCTAAAACCCATGTTCCATACTCTGGAACTTCACGGTATTTCACACCTTTGTCTTCGTTGTAATCGAATAACATTACCCCTTTTTTTGGGAGTACGTTCTGGCGTGGAATCAGATCCACTATCAGTCGCGGTTCGTTCAATCCATCCTGTTTCCAGTCAAATTCAACAAGAGAATGTCCGTAAAATCGTGTATTGATAATATGGGTGATCAGGTCATTAAATAACTCTGAGTTTTGTAAACTTGCTGTTAATTCTGTATCAACATCTTTACTCCCTTTTTTCTTTAGATTGAAAGAAGCACCAAGACTGTCATTAATTCTATTTTCAATCTGAGAAGTTAAAACGGCATCATCAAGTATGGTATCGTAAAGGTTGTATAACAAGTAAACCGAAGGGCTATCGGTGTTATTGAAACCATTCAGCGCAGCTTTCCATTTCGCAATGTCCTGTCGCGTCTGGGTAACTGTTTTTTCTACGAGTTGAGGAAATAGTTTGTTACCGCCACTTTTCGCCTTAGTTTGTGCTGCGAGCTGGTTTCTGTTGTTTTGGGATCTATTATTGAATTTTCTGGCCATGGTTTAGTTTTTTGAAAATGCTTTGAAGAATAATGAATGAATAAGGTGGTGTTCAATCAATGTATGCCGGTGATACAGTGGGAATCCCAACACATCAACACCTACGATAAATACTATTGTTTTAATTACTCTTTTCATTTTATTCATGGTTAAATTTTTCACGGGATCCGTAAACAAAAGGTTCGGTTCCGGCTGAATCCGGATCCAGTTCCGGCGTTTCCGGCAAAGTGCTTAATTTGATTTCACCGCGCGCCAACTGTTTTAACCACGCGATGGCACGGTCGTACCTTTCTTTGGCAGTTTCATAAATGACATCCGCATTGCATAGCTCAATTACATAGAATTTGGCGATTGTGGCAGTCATGCGGACCAGTAAGGCGTTGCGGTTGGTTCCGGTGGCTCCCAGGATCGCGGGAACATCCAAACGCGGCCGGCCGTCGCTCCATTCGATTGCGGTTAGATAGCTGCGGACTTCTTCCTCAGCTGAGGCCATTGCCTGAAGCAAAATATTTTCGTCCCCCTCGGTAATTTGCCCAATTTGGTAACTGTAAATGGTGGTTCCTAAATCTTCTATTTGTAAAAACATAGTTTTGGTATTTTGTTAATATCTTCTGCTTTCAATTGGTCCGGATGCATAACCCAAATCATCTTTAACCACACGGGTATCCATCATTGTTTTTGCACCTTCAAAAGCGTCTGGACCGTCCATTTCTTTGGAATCTTTGGAAACTCCTAACCATTCATCTTCCATCTGCACCATCATAGGGTTTTCTTTTTCTTTTTCATTGAAAATGATGTTTCCGTCTTCGTTATCATCTGCCATATTTTCGAGCCTTTCAAACTTATCGGCTTTCTTGCGTTTGTCTTCCCGAACCGGAAGTTTTACGCCATGCTCTTTTCTGTACTTTTCAAGTAATGGCTTTACCACCTGCTGGTAATGCGGATCTTGAAGACTATTGTTTTCAATGAACATTTTTTTGGCATCGATCCCGTTTCTTTCGAGATAGTTATAAGCTTGACCAATCCAGCCGACCATTTCGGAATTGGTTGCTTTACCAAGCCAAACTTTATAACCATAGTATTTCCCGTCATGCAAACCGACAATTACAACCGCTTTCGAGCTGCTGTTTTTCTCTTTGTTGTTTGATGGTGATGGATCCACATAAGTCACCACCTTTTCGCATTTCTTCAGCGGCGGACATTTGCCGTAAAGGAACTGCTTGAACGTATCACCTTCCGCAGATGGATTGTTGTAGTACTCTTTCTGTTCGGCTTTTTTAGATATCTTGCGTTTGCCTTTGGAATTATAAAACATCGCCCGGATCATGGCGGGCGTGTTTTTAGACCACGTCGGTTTCCCGGATTTATCGGTAAGATTCACGATATCCCAACAGTCCGCCAACTCACCCATGATGGTGATGGTGCAGTATTTATGAATAATGTTCCCGTTAATGATTACCAGCAATGGAACCGACACCGAACGCGTTGGAATTACCGCTTCCTGGATCCAGTCGGTATCAGCTTTCACACGGTCTTTATTCCGGCATTTTTTGTCGGTGTCAAAATCATCTATAATAATTGCGTCCGGACGTGCTGCATCGTTTCGCGTTCCCCTCGGTGATTGTCCGGCACCGAGTGCACGGAATGAGAATCCGAATTTTGTGCAGAACTCGTGGTCTTCCCATTTACCGATTTGTTTCTGAACGCCATAGTCATTAATGATCCGGTTGTTTGATTCCAGGATATTTTTATAAGGCAAAAGCAAACGTTTGGCTTTGTCCTCAGTATTACTGATCATTAACCAAACTTTCTTCTTTTTGGTGAAAGAAAGGTAAAGTGCTTCCATCATGGTGCGCGCGGATTTCGCGAGCTCACGGGACCAAGAACGTACTTCCAGCCATTCAGGATTTTCAACCACCCGTTTTGTGGCTTTTTTATGGAATGGTGCCGGTTCTGCGGTATAATATGATGGGAAATAATAAGCAAACCATTTTTCGGGATCCGCTTCTAAAGCTGCGATCCTTTTTTTCTTCTGGATCTCACTTTCGTTAAGATCTACCGGTGTGCTTTTCGCAATATTATTGCGAAAGATTTCCCAGGTTTCAAGATGTCTTTTATCCGACTGTTTTGCCATTATTTCAGTTGCTGACGGATGAACATATCAAAGAACTCACTTATCATTTGCGACTTTTCAAAATCAATATCGCGCACGTATTCGCAGAAAGCCATTCCGATCTGCACCGTTTCACCGATTGAAACTTCACCTTCCAGTTTATGGATGGCGTTGGTTATTTTGGTGATTGAATCTGTCTCTTTGGAATTTGCGTAATTGGATAGAACAATGGGATCGTATTCCGGAGCTTTATATAATGGGTTGCCTTCCTTATCCAGTTTTATGGGCGAAAGCATCGATTTCCGAACGATCGGTCGGTTCTCAATTTCTTCGTTTAATCGCGCGAGCTGATCGTACAGTTTCGTAATCTGCTGAGCTTTGGTAGTCATCAAAGATTTCTTCAATTTCTTCCATTCACCATCGTTGGCATCAATCCACGTTTTGAGTGTTTTTTCGGTAACTCCTACTTTTTCGGCGATCTCCTTCTGAGTAATATTTTTTTCGGTATAAAGGAATTTGGCGTACTCCTTTTGTTCGGTCTTTTTCAGTCCCATGGTTATTAGTTTCATGGACAAAATTGCCATTATAGAACCTCTGATAAAATAAAGTGTACAGTTTCTGAGCAACGTTGTACAGCTTCTTTACAACGTTGCTCAGAAACTGTACAACTATTTTTCAAACCAAATTAAGCGGCGGATGTTTGTGCTTTAAATCGACAAAAAACGATGTCAAGACACAAATTTGTTCTGAATGATGAAACAAAAGTAAACCAGTTCGGGTTCCGGGTTTCCAATGCCGGATTAGACCTGGACCGCTTCCGTGCTAATCCGGTGATTCTGGATAATCATAGCATGTCCAATTACTCGGTTCTGGGACGTTGGGAAAATATACAGATTGAAGGGAACCTACTGACGGCGGAAGCTGTTTTCGATGATGCAGATCCCAACGCCAAAGAAATCGCCCGCAAAGTAGCTGCCGGATTTATCAAAGGTTCAAGTTTAGGCCTTAATCCTTATTCCATGAGCAATTTTGTGATTGCGCCAGATGATACTTATGATCTAGTGAAATCTGAGGTTCTGGAAGCTTCCATCGTACCGATCCCCAATAACGCCAATGCTATTAAACTTTATGCTGCCACAGCGGACAGCATCAAAGAACTGCAGGAAACTGATATTTCTGAAATCCTGCTGATGGCTTCTGACCTGTCACAATTCAATATCAATAATTCCATGAAAAAAATCACCCTTACTTTATCCGCAGTGGCCGCACTTGGTCTGCCGGGTAACACTTTAGAGCATGATGAAGCTTTAGTGAACGAAAAGATCATCAATCTAAAATCTGATCTGGATGCTGCGAACCTTAAAATAAAAGGATTCCAGGATCTGGAAAACGACAAAAAAGCGAAACTTTCTGCAGATACGGTAAAAGCCGATATCGCTGCCGGAAAGATTGACGCAACCAAAGAAGCTGATTATATCAAGCTTCACGCTGAATTCCCGGATCTGTACAAATCAACAGTAACCGATGCTCCAGCCAGGAATAAGTTAGGCGCTCAGGTTACCGGTGTTCAGGTAGCCGACGTGAAAACGATGGATGATTTCCAAAAGCTTGATCTTAATGCTCAGCTGGAATTCAAAAACAGCAACCCAGACGCTTACAAAGCACTCTTCTCATAATTCATCTTTAAATTTTTCCCAGCCTTCTCGTGTAGGAGGCCGGGTTTTTAAAGTGATTTTAAAAAACTAATAACCATTTAAACTTATAAATAATGCCAGCAAATTTTCCAGAAGTATGGAGCGCACGCGTAATTCAACTATTGACCACCCAAAACGTGGCTCCTTGGTTGGACGGTATCGCTGAACTCGATACACAAGTGATCGAGATGGGTTCCGGTTCTGCCGGCGAAACCAACGTCATCCATTTACCAGTTGAAACCTTTCAACCGGAAGTTCTTTTGAACAACAGCACTTATCCAATTGATGTGCAGCAATTCAGTGATACTGAAGTGACCATCAAGCTCGATAAATATCAGACCAAAGCCACTTCTTTGTCTGATGACCAGATTATGGGTGCATCCTATGCCAGAATTGATTCTGCAACAAAAGGTCACGTAACCCAGATTAATTCAACCAAGTACAGAAAAGCGATCCACGCACAGGCACCGGCGTCTGATTCTGCTAAAACGCCCGTAATCAAACTTGCTTTCGCAGGAACTGAAACAGGTCCTGAAAAAGCAGCAATGTTGTATGACAAGATCGTCGAGCTGAAAGGTAAGTTCGACAAACAGGAGGTTCCTGTAGAGGGCAGACGTTTAGTTCTTTCAACAGATCACGAAAACATTCTGTTATTGGACAGAAACCGTTTCGGAAATCTTTTGGCGGACATCAATAGCGGTACAGTCGCCAAGAAAATCGCAGGGTTCGAGATCTACTCTTATGTCGCCAACCCGAAATATTCTGCTGCAGGTGTTAAAAATGCATTTGGTGCAGTGGGTGTTCCTGCAACTGACCTGGTTGCATCCGTTGCCTTCCACAAGGATAACGTTGCGAAAAAAACAGGGTTAACGAAGCAATACTTCAGTAAATCCGGTGATTCGCCAACCACCCAAACCAACCTGTTGAACTACCGTCATTATTTCATCGCTATGCCAGCGAAAAATGAAATGATCGGCGCAATCATCTAATTCATTGTTGTGAATATAGAGGTAGTACTAACGGCTTTAGTAGGCATCATCACTTCGGTTGTTTCCTGGTTTGCGGCAAGACGGAAAAACCTCGCAGACGTTCAAAGCAATGAGCTGGACAATGTCGAAAAGGCCGTAAAGTTCTACCGGGAGCAAATGGAGGATATAGCCAATCGGTGGAAGACCGCTACAGAAGAAGCTAATACCATGAATAAACTGTACAGACAGGCCATTCAAGATCTTCATTCGCTTGAAATTAAATTCAATCTTTTGGCCGATGAAAACCGCGCTCTGATCGAAGAGCTAAAGAAATACAAACAATTAAACGGAAAAATACTTACCAATGAGTAAAGACATTTTTAAAGATACCCCGGATCTGCAGGAATATTTCGAGACTTCCGACGGCCAAAGATTCTACAAAGAAGATCTGGCCAAAAATCATGCAAGATCCCTGGAGGATAAATCGGTCGCTACTGTTTACAGAGATCAAGAAATTGAAGCTACCAAAGAAACGGCAAAAGAAATCATTGCAAAAATTCCTGAAATGGATTTGCAAACTGCAAAGGAATATCTGGAAGCTGAAAACAGTGACGATCCGCGCAAATCGGTGGTTAAAGCTTTGATCAAAAGAATCGCAGAACTTGAAACTCCTAAAGATTAATGAAACCAAAGCTATCAATATCATTTAATAATGGCGTCATCGGAGCGGTGACGCCATTAGATACAGGATGTTTCGGCATCGTAGCGTCCGCTGTAGCCGTTGTAGGTGGTTTTCAACTCGATACCGCTTACCAGGTTAAATCCATGAAAGACGTGGCAGATCTGAAGCTGGTTGACAGCATCGACAATCACCGTCTTTTCAAAGCCCTGGATGAATTCTACGCTGAAGCTGGCGCAGGTTCTGAAGTTTGGATCTACGGGATCTCGAAAACGAAAAAAGTTTCGGAATGGTTTACCCCGGTTGCAGGAATTGCCCCGGTTGAACATCTTTTGAATTCCGCTAATGGAAAAATCAGAGGAATATTCACTGTGAACGATTCATCTGTCGCCCCAACGGTTACCGCCGGAATGGATGATGATGTTCTGATCGCGGCGGGTAAAGCTCAGACTTTGTTTGAGAACTATACCGCCCAAAAGTACGCGCCTTACTTCACCATATTAGAAGGTTATGCTTTCAGCGGCGTGAAAACAGCGCTTACCGATCTCAGCACATTAAGTCATAATGCTGTGGGGATCCTGATCGGAGATACTGAACCATTAACCGGAATCACATCCAGTAAAGGTGCAGCGGTTGGTGTTTTAGCCGGTCGTTTGGCAGCATATCCGGCGAAAGTTAATGCCGGGAAAGTAATCAATGGTGCATTGAAAGCTCCGAAGCTTTTCATTAATGATACGCCGGTCGAAAATTACGACTGTGAAGCTTTGTACGACAAAGGTTATATCACATTCACGACTCACCAGAGCCGTGCAGGATATTTCGTAATGGATGATCCGTTGGCCTGTGATCCGGATGATGATTACCACTACCTGAGCAGACGCAGAACCATTAACGAAGCATTCCGCTTATGTTATGACGCGCTTCTTGATTTCCTGCTGGATGAAGTTCCGACAAACGCCAATGGAACTATTGTCGCCACTTATGCTAAAACCATGGAATCGGCTGTCGAAAGGAAGATCTATAACAATATGGCTTCTGACCTGAGCCGTGACGAAAACTCAATTAATGATACTGGCGTGAAATGTTTTGTTGACCCAATGCAGAACATTGTGACCAGTTCACGAATTGAAGTTGTGGTGAAGATTAGACCTTTCGGTTATAATCGCTGGATTGATGTAGTGCTTGGATTTGAACTTAATTCTTAATTACTAAAATATGGCAATTATAAACGATAGAGAATACGAATGGGCAGATCTTACCCTTATTCTCGCAGGTAGAGACTTAGCCCGATTTCGCGGATTAAAGTACTCAGAAAAGATCGAGAGAGAGGCGGTATATGCAAAGGGCAGAAACCCGGTAAGCATTCAATCCGGAAACCTTGCCTACGAAGGCGAAATCAAGATGTTGCAATCTGAGTACGAAGCTTTGGTGCAAGCCGGAAACGGATCAATCCTTAGCTTATCGCTCGATGCGCTTTGCTGCTATGGTAATCCATTGGATGGAGATGCGATGCTAATCGATAGAATTGAGTCTTTGCGCTTCACAGAAGCCCCCAAAGAATTAAACCAAGGCGACAAATTTGCGGAGATCACCTTACCGTTCATCGCGTTGCGAATCAGAAACCAAATTTAATTAATAAACAGGCAATTCCGGTTGCCTGTTTTTCTAAAAACCAAACCAAACAAAACAATCACAACAATGTCAAAAGAAATTACCCAGAAGCAAATAGATGCCTGGAAAGCAGAACATGGCGAAATCGCCAAAATCACTGTCGGCGGTAAAACGGGATACGTAAAAAAACCAACACGCCAGACACTCGGTTATGCTACTACAGCAGGAGCGAAAGATCCCCTGGCTTTTAACGAGATCATTTTAAAACAGTCATGGCTCGGTGGAGATGAAGAGATATTGACCGACATCGGTTTATTCATGTCTGTCTCCTCGCAAATCACCCAACTTATCAATATTCAAGAGTCACAGCTGGTTTTTATCTAAAGCAGGCGGAAGTGGATCCAGACAAAGATTGGATACGTGTGATGAATGCCCAACTTAGGTATTATTTTCATCTTCCAGATCCTGACCTGCTAAGTGACCAAGAATGGGCAGCGAGAGTTGCCGAACTGAAACACATTAGAAAATTAGAGACCGGAAACTAAAACCATGACCAACGACTTACTATATAATATTATTGTGCAAATGCAGGGACAGAATAAAGTCCTTGCATCTGTCAATAATATTCAGCGGTCAACGACTAACATGGTACAGTCGATTAACCGACAGTTATCTGCCATCAAACTGAATGCTGTCATCGACAATATCAACCGCGTGGCCGATGGGATCAATTCCCTGAACGGTCCCGGAATGAATCTTTCCACATCCATGCACGATTTGTCCGCAATGACAGGTGTTGCTGGTGATAAGTTGAAAGAAATTGAAGGATATGCGCGTGAAGCTGCTAAGACATTTGGCGGATCTGCTGCTGAAGGAGCAGAATCTTATAAGCTTGTACTTGGCCAGTTAAGTCCGGAAATCGCCAAAGTTCCTACCGCGCTGAAAAGCATGGGTGAAACCATCCAGTACACATCAAAGTTAATGGGGGGTGATACCACTGCTGCAGCTGATGTGTTAACCACGGCAATGAACCAGTACGGGATTTCCCTGGAAGATCCCACCGAAGCATCAAAAGTAATGGCGGCCATGATGAACGTAATGGCAGCCGCGGCGGGTGAAGGTGCCGCCGAACTCCCACAGATTAAAGAAGCACTGCAACAGTCCGGTATGGCGGCGAAATCCGCTAATGTGGCATTTGAGGAAACCAATGCCGCAATTCAGGTTCTGGATAAAGCCGGTAAAAAAGGAAGTGAAGGCGGTGTGGCGTTGCGTAACGTTCTGGCCACACTTGGACAGGGTAGATTTTTGCCAAAAAAAGTGCAGGAAGAGTTTAAAAAGATGGGTATCAACATCAATAAACTGAATGACCCATCTCTCACATTGACGCAGCGACTTAGCAATTTGAAACCATTGCTTAATGATTCTGCGCTTCTTTCAGCCATGTTTGGCAAAGAAAACGCGAATGCTGCAATGGCACTGATTGGGCAGACTGGAGAGATCGACCGTTTAACCTCTGCGGTAAAAGGCACTACCGAAGCTTATGACCAGGCGGCTATCATCATGGAAAGTCCGGCGGAAAAAAACGCCAGGCTGAAAGCATCTGTGGATGATCTGAAAATTACACTTTTTAACGCGACCAACGGTTGGATGGGTTACGCATCAGTTGTGGGTGATACCGCACGCGATTTGGCAAACCTGGCTCCGATTTATAGTGGTGTTGGGTCCGCGTTATCATTTCTTACAGACACGCAAAAAGTATCTGCCGTTTGGACCAAAGTAGTCACCGCCGGGCAATGGCTATGGAATTCATCAATGCTTGCTTTTCCCGCTCTGTGGATTGTTGCCGGCATTGTTGCCTTAATTGCCGTGGTCGTTACATGTTGGAATAAGTTTGAAGGATTCCGGAAAGTGGTTTTCAAAGGCTGGGAAGCATTAAAGCTTTTCGGCACCGTGATCAAAGATTACGTGATTAACCGATTTAAGGAACTCCTTGCCGGCATCACCGGTATTGGCAGCGCATTGCTGTCATTTTTTAAAGGCGACTGGCAAGAAGCCTGGGACACAGGCAAGCAAGCGGTTTTTGATCTGACCGGTGCCGGATCTGCGAGTTCTGCAATTTCCCAAATAGGAAATGGTTGGAGCGGTGCGATGAATGCCGGACAATCTGCCAGCGACGCCTATACCAAACTGCACGGAAAAAAAGCTGCAGATGTAAATAGCGGTATTGTGGCACCCGTCACAATTCCGGGAACAGATCCTAACGCAAACGGCGGACCAGGTGGCGGCGGAAAAGACGCCAAAGAAAGCGGGAAAAAAACCTCTGAAAGCATCGCTACGAGCGGAACCAAACATAATTACGTGACATTAAATATCCGCGAACTAATCGGAATTAAAGAATATGCAGGATCTGCAGGTGCAGCGGTGAAGAAAGCCGGTGAAGAGATCATGGACGAAATATTAAGAGCAACGGCATCAGCCACAACAGCAGCGGGATAATGGCATTAACAGATCAAGACATATTGATTTCTTCTCTGATGGGAAGTAAAGTGGTTGAACAGATTCCACGGTTTGCCGCTGTAGAAAATGAAATCGTAAAGCATGTGCTTCCGCCTATCCGGTTTCTTCCAATAATGAACCAACCGGTAAATGTTGGAGAGGTAAATTATGATGAGGAATTAAGTGAAGAACTTTTATGGAAAAACGATAAACAAATATCTGAAGATAATCAGTTTTTCCCTTTCAGTTTCAGAAGCTCAAAAGATGAGAACTGGTTCTTATTACCATGGGAGCCGATGATCAATATAGAAGGTGGTAATATAATCGCAAAACGAAGGATCGCAAAAGCAGGTAAAAACTTGATCGGTAGCATTAAAGAAAGATGGTCCACCGATGATTATAATATAACCATTACCGGTGCATTTTATGGGGACAAACTCTTGGGAAAGCACGCGCAGACTTACCCACGCTACGAGATGGAGAGATTGAGAGATTACTTGCTGACAGCGGAAGCAATAGAGGTACTGTGTGAGCCGCTGCAGATTTTGAATATCAATAAAATAGTGATTGAGTCAGTCAATTTTCCTTTTACAAAAGGTGAAAACGTTCAGGCTTACGAAATAAAGGCAGTGTCAGATTTCCCATATAATCTGATTTATAAGCGCAAAAAAGTAACCTTAGATGTAGGTGAAATCACATCTGAAATCGAAAGATAAATGTATCAACTCAACTGGAATATCAATTTTAAAAACAAGCAGGGAAACTGGAAGCTTGGAATTCTGGCGGAATGTATCATCGAAAAATCGGTTTCAAATCTCGCGGATACAGCAACCGTGGTTCTGCCAGAAGCGGACATGAATAAAGTGCTGAAAGTGCAGGATTCTATTGGCCGCGGTGATGAAATTACGATAGATCTTGGTTACGATGATAATCTGGTAACCGAATTTATCGGCTATGTTAAGGAGATCACCACGAACGACAGCGCTTTACAAATTCTTTGCGAAGATGCTTTGTTTCTTTTCCGCAAAGGAATTGCAGATCGTTTTTTTGGCGTCAAAAAAATGAAGAAAAAGAAATCAAAAGATGACGGCGATGAAGGCGAATCTACCGAAGAACCTCCAGCGGTCGGAAAATTAACATCTGTGAAGGAGGTTGCGCAATATGTCATTAGCCAGATTGATAAGAGTTATAAACTCGATTGCAAATATGATATTCCTTACGAGCGATTCACCATTTATCAGGCGACCGGATACGATGTTCTCGCGAAGATCCAGGAGGAAACAGGTGCGGACATTTTCTTTGACATGAAAACGAAGACGCTGTGTATATATCCGGCTTACACGCGGAAAGGCGGTGAAGCTGATTACAGTATGCAGCATAACATTGAAACTAGTTCGCTGGAATACAAATCTGCTGAAGACCGCAAAGTGGAAGTAACTGTGGAAAGTGTTGGAGTCTCCGGTGAAGTAATAAGCAAGACCGTTGGTCAAGCCGGCGGCGAAAAGATCACCAAAAAAGTGGGAAGAATGTCAGCAGCTGCGGTTAAAATAATCGCGGACACTGAGTATAAAAATAAAATGGCACCAGGTTACGAAGGAACATTTGACGCCTGGTTAATTCCATACGTGGAGCCATCCTATACAATTGGAATTTACGATGACGATTACCCGTATAAGGATGGTAAATATTATACCGAAAGCGTTACTGTGAATTTCAGTGAAGCCGGTGGAAAACGAACAATAAGGCCATCTATAAAATTGAGCAAGTAGTGAAAGATAAATATGCACAATTGAAAGATAATCTACGAAAGATTGTAGCGGCCAACCCTAACTTGCCTATTACGGGAAAGGTGACGGAGGTGGATGATGACACCTGTTCTGTTTTGCTTCCGGGTGGTTTAGAAATTCCCGGGGTTCTGCTGAAAGCGACGCAGGATGGTGAAGATAATTTGTTAATCATTCCGAAAATTGGCAGCACCGTTTTGATGCTGAGCACGGATGGAACCATCGGAAATATGACCGTGATCAAATGTGATGTTGCCGAAAAAATAATCTTTAATGAAAACGGTCTTGAAGTCGAAATCGACAGCGAGACAAAAAAAATAAAAGTTCAGAATGAGCAAACCAGTTTGAAAGATCTGTTCAGCCAATTGACTGACATTCTGAAAACGCTGAAAGTCTTCACGCCTGTTGGACCATCGGGAACACCATTGCCCGATACTATTGCAAAGATTATTCAGTTTGAAACCGATTTTAAAACGATTTTAAAATGAGTTTAGCCACCGAAAAAGCTGCAGCAAAAACCGCGGTAAAACAAATACTGGAAGACATGCTGACGCGTGAAGAAACTTCCACCGAAGAGTTTGCAAACCGCCTGATCGATGCGATGGAAGTTTGGTTGAAAAAGGCGACCATAAAATATACGAGCGGCTTAATAGCGCCAAACGGCGCTGTAACCGGAACATTTAACGGGCAATTGGAATGAAAAGTAAAGCAACCGGCATACAATACCAGGACAGCGCAGACAGCTCTGTGTACGATCTGAAAGTTCAGGTGGTGAAAGATGCTTTCGGGAAGATTGTGAGCGGTATGGTCATCGGTGCTACGCTGGAACAGAATATGGCGTCGATCATGATCGCGGAACCAGGTGATTTAAAAGCAAATTTAACACTTGGTGTAGGATTGAGATCCGCACTTTTAGATGAAGATCTGTTAAAATACCGGCATGCCATAAAACAGCAATTTGCAACTGACGGAATTAATATTAAGCATCTCGATTTGTATAACCTTCAAAAATTCAGCATTGATGCAGAATACGAGTAATACACAGCAAGGACAGAACTTCATTGATATGGTTTGTCAGCTCATCGGAAGTTATGAGGCGGTTCTGGAAATGGCGATCCTGAATAATCGTGGAATCACCACGCCTTTGGCTATTGGTGAAGAAATAAAGGCATCCGCGGTTATCAGACAGGATGCAGTAAACATATTCAGAAAGAAGCAACCGGCAACCGCACTGGAACAACATTCAGATGATGCTATGGAAGAGCTCGAAGGCATTGGATATTGGATTATTAATAAAAACTTTAGAGTCAGCTAAAATGGCCAGAACAATTACAGAAATAAAGAAAAGTTTCACCGACCGATTTTTGGCCGATGAAAATTTGGTGACCAGGTACGGTTTGGATCCTGACAGCACATTTGAAGACCAGTTTTCAATTGTGTCCTTCGAAAACATTTTGATCGACATTTTCGTGTTTCTTTTTTGGACCCTCGAAAAACTGTTTGACAACCACAAATCTGAAGTGACCGGGATCCTGAAGGTTTTGAAACCTCACACCGCTCGATGGTACCGGCAAAAAGCACTGGATTTTCAATTTGGATTTGATCTTTATCCGGATACCGATGTTTTTGTAAATGAAGGATTCAGCCAGGAACAAATTGCGAATTCCAAAATCATCAAATATTCTGCAGTTACGGAAGCTTCCACCGAAAGCCGATTAATTGTGAAGATCGCGACGGAAGATGGCAATGGTGAACTTGCGCCGATTTCAGCGCCACAGAAAGAAAGCTTCGATACCTATATCGATGAGATCCGGGATGCAGGCGTGAAAGTGACGGTAATTAACTATTTACCGGATATTTTGCGGCTTAACATCAAAGTGTATTACAATCCATTGGTGTTGACCAGTAACGGCGTTTCGATTCTTACCGGGAAAAAACCTGTGGAAGATGCGCTGAAAGCATTCATGAAGGAACTGCCATTTAACGGTGAATTGATTCTCTCGGCGTTGATTGACAAGCTTCAGCAAACTGAAGGTGTAGATATTCCGCACCTTGTTAACGCTGCATCCAGTTGGATCGACAGTACCGGAACCACTTATGGAGCCTTTGAGAATATTGCCGTGAAAAAGATTCCGACGTCCGGATATTTCAAGATTGAGAATTTTACAAACATCGAATATATCGCCAATTAACATGTGGTTTTCACTCAACTGGAAAATATTAGCCTTATCACTGATTCCGCCATTTTTACGCGGGAACGCGGTTAAGTCGTGGGTATTACTGTTTACATCAGCTATTGAAAGTATTCATTATGACTGGCTGCAGTATCGGCGACAAAATATTTACAACCTCGCACATAACAGCCAAAAATGCTATCTGCGTGGTGCGCTAAATGATAGATTTGATAATGAACTGCGCAGGATCCGGATTGATGACGGAAACAGCTTCAAGAGAAAATATATCTACACCGATGCCGAGGAGAAACCGAAGTTTCTCGGAACGATCTACCTCTACGATGATTCAGATTACGAAGATACCGGTGTGGACTTTATTGTGGTTGTTCCTGCAGGATTAATTTACAATAATTATGAGATGAAGGCGCTGATTGATTTTTATCGCCTGGCTTCAAAACGAAACAAGATAATCATAGAATAATGAACAGAATAGACTATAACCAGACAGGCGGATTTCCCTTATCTACACAGATCCTGGATGCCGCGCAAAAAGCTTACAATGATTTTAACCAGCTTGGATATTTAGCCGGGAATAACCTGGTAATTATTACTGGATGCGAACCTGCAGCGGGCGGAACCGTGACCAACGGTTTTGTGGTGATAAACGGTGAGCTGCTTCCATTCGTTGGAACTACGCAAACCACTAATGTTATCATTGTCGAAAATGCAGATTCGCGAGGATTCGAGGACGGTTCTGTGAAGCCTGTTATTTATACCCGTTATGCCACCTTTGGTGATGGTCCTGAAGTTTTTCCTTGGGAAGATTTCAGAAGACCGATGACGCTTTTCGCACTTGAAGATCGTTTGACTCAACTTGAAAAAGCCGTGCCGATTGGTTTGGTTGCTATTTGGGGGAGACCTGCTGATGAAATCCCTGAAGGTTGGATTGAGCATGATGATTTGAAAGGAAAGGTTCCGGCAGGTCATTTGACTGGCGATGCTAATTTTGGTGCGTTAGATGCCGCGATCGGAACTGCACATGTTACTTTAACGAATGCTCAGCTGCCAAAATTGGAAGGGGTATTCCAGACTCTTGCCAGTGCTTCGGAAGTGGGAACAGGTATTATCAGTTACATCGATGCTGCTCCAGCACTCGTGGCAGGCTCTACTTCTACTTTTAACCACCGAAAAGTTAAAATTTCTTTTGGAAATGATCAGTCTCACAGCAATATCCAGCCATCGAGAATCGTGAAATTTATCCGTTTTGTAGGATTTTAATTAAAAAAAATATGGCAAAGACAACAATTAACATTATAAAAAACTGGTTCGTTAATGGCGCAAAGCCTCCGCAGGAACATTTCTGGAATTGGCTCGATAGTTTCTGGCATAAAGACGAAAGCATCCCGCAAAACCAGATCACAGGACTTCCGCAGACTTTGAGCCAAAAAGCAGATGTCGCACAACTTGCCGGCAAAGCTAATGCTAATGCATCCAATGTAGCGGCATACGCCACCTACTGGCGCGATGCGATTGGCATAGAACCGGCAGGAACTTACATCTATGCCAGCGAGAAAGCCGCGCACAATGGCGTGGCAACCTTAAACGATACCGGAAAAATACCGGAAAGCCAACTACCTTCTTATGTAGATGATGTGTTGGAGGGTTATCTGAACAGCGGTCAATTTTTTGATGAAGATAATAGCCTGATCGATGGGGAAAAGGGTAAAATTTACGTTGATTTGAATACGAATAAGTGCTTTAGGTGGAGCGGATCAGTCTTTGTGGAGGTTTGTTCTGGAGTAGATGAAAGCAATCTGGTTCATATTACTGGCATAGAGGGAATCACCGGTCCTAAATTTTTTAGCAATATAGATAATGCATTTACCGGCATTTATGGTATTCAAGATAGCTCTATTTCATTAACGAGAGGACCAAATGCTGAAGAATATGGCTTAATGGATTTGTCAACTGAATATAGTATTGCTGTTAGGAGTAATAATTACATCAATTTTGCTGGTAGATACACTGGCACTGATACTGCTGACGGTCTTAATCGTGATCTGGAATCAGAAAACTACGGATTTGACCACCAACCAGGCGACGATAAACTATCAGTTGGCGGAGAGGTAAAGGCAGATGGCTTCAAATCAATATCCGCCACATCCAGCTCGCTGCTTGACCACGAATCATTGAAATTGTTCGGCGCATCAAACCAACGGATCACGCACAAATTCAACGATTCAAACATCTACACCATCCGTTACGGTGCGTACGATGCAGCTGAGCGTCGTGGTCTCCCTGCTACCGAGGATCGCGGATGTGACATTCTTCGTTTTAATCTAACGAGCAATACCATTTCAGTAGGTGCCACCCAAATTTCAGCAGGTGCGACCACCTTGACGCAGTCCGTGAAAATGAAGCTGCATTACACGCCGGAAACAGCCAACCAGGACAACGTGGTAACGATAGGTTCTGGTAATCTTATTGGTAAGAAGCCACTGACCGAATTGGCCACCAATTTCCGTGAGGGCGAAACGCCAACTGGCGGCGTGTATGAATATCGGGATAGATTTGGTGTTCATGAACTACCAATTTTTTCGAAGAAGATTAATGTTCTTGGCACGTCCGCGGATATGCCGATAGGTAACATACCCATCTCAGTGAGTGTGTTCAGCAATATGGGTCATATAGGTGTAAGTGAGGAGATTCGGTCGGAAGCAAAATTGCAATATTCGTTATCCCCTTATGAGCCCGGAATGTTGCGAATTGACGCCATCTATAATGATGACTTAGGCGGCGATGTGGATATTTTCATACACGCTCTTTACGCTTACGCTCCATCGCTGCCTGAGATATTGGAGTAGGTATTTAAATAATTTTCCCATGAAAAAACTAATAACCATTTTATTAATGCTATCACTGGTTGCAGCCTGCACTACGCAAAAACACAAAACCAAAGAAAAAACGAAAACAGAAACGCAAAAAAATGAAGTAAATTCCATTTCTTCCGAGGTTTCCAACGAAACTAAAGCAGTGGTTTCAGTGATGGATTCAACCACCCAAAAAACGGATTATAATTCCAGTAAGTTGTTTGGGTCCATTGCGCAGCATTTAACGCTAAAAAACAACGGCAAATGCGCAGACGGCGGTGATATCCGGTTTCTGAAATTCACGGATGCGCAAGGTAACAAGACTGAAGTACCGGTAAATGATAATACGGAAGTCAATTTTAACACGGCTGCAGAATTGACGGCCGAGAACAAAAACCTTAAAACGGCATTATCAAGTTTATCCACAGAAAAATCAGATATCGAAACAAAACTGACGGCGGCACAAAACCAAATCCGGAAATATCAGGAATCTGAGAAATCTACATCGACTAACATTAAAACAGACATCGAAAGGAGCCAGTTAACGGCATTCATATGGTGCATCGTGTTGACGATTGTTTTCTGGGAAGCGGGTAAATTATTAATTAGAAACCGATTTAAACTATGAAATATCAATTAGGCCAGCGAAGCCTGGCGAACCTTCAGGGAGTTCATCCGGATCTGGTGAAGGTGATGAAGGCGGCAATTGTCAACAGTCCTGTGGATTTCACAATTACAGAAGGATTACGGACTACTAAAAGGCAGCAGGAACTGTTTGCTCAGGGCAGAACCACACCGGGTGTGAAAGTGACGAACGTAAACGGCGTTAAAAACCTCAGTAATCATCAGGATGAAGCCGATGGGCGCAAAGATGGATTAGGACAAGCTGTGGACCTGTATCCGTTCTTTGAGGGCAAAGTACAGGTAAATCATAAAGATACTATTGCAAGGCTGAAGGATATTGCTGCACATATTAAAAAAACAGCAAAAGATATGGGTATAAAAATAGTTTGGGGTGGTGATTGGAAATCACCTTATGATCCGCCGCATTTTCAACTGGGATAGAACCAGTGGAGGATAAAACATCCTCCAGCTTTTAAAAAGTTACCACACCAATTAAAACGAGAGCCAACGGCTACTGGAGGACTTAAAAGTCTTCTGGAAGCTGTTGGATTTTTTCGTTTGGTGTGGTTTTGCAAATATAGAACTAATATTAAAAATCATGAATAAGTATCACAAAACATTAGAAAAAATCCTTACAAAAGGTAAGGTGCAGGAAAACAAGAAGGGAAATATCACTTACCTGCTTAATGAGCATCTGACGTTAAAGCCAGGTGATTTATTGGAAATCTTTGAAGGGCACGGAATCGCCCGAAATAAGCTTAAAACAGAATTGGAGTTATTCCAGTCCGGTGAACGACTTACTGAGCGTTATCGTGCAGCTGGGATTACCTGGTGGGATTATTGTGGCCCCATATTAGTGAACAGTTATCCGACTTACTTTGAACAGCTTCCGGATCGATCAATGTAAATTGGTTGTTTCTGCATACCAACGGAGCTCTGACGCTAATTTGGGACTGCCTGCCGACATTTATCACTTATATCTGATCAGCCGGCAGATTGATTTGCCCTTGAAAAGTATTTCGCTGTTTATAGGTAATGTGCATGTGTATGAAAACAACCGGGAAAGCACATTGAAGCTATTGAATGGTGAGCCGGTTAAATTCGCTTTAAATGTGAATTAAAAGTTATTTAAAAAGCCTTTCGAGTGAAAGGCTTATATTTGTGACTGCAATTTGAATTTGTGTTTTTTCTTTACATTTTGTTTTGAAAAAGCTTACTTTTCGATTTGCCGATTATAAAAGCATCGGCTCCGTTTGGTCTGAAATTGAACTTTTGTTCAAATTAAGCCCGCACTTCGCCAATACTTTTTCCGTTAGCACACATTGTAAAAAGACACGAACTATAATAATATGAACTTATCAATATCAGAACAATTATGTTATTGCACTGTCAGAATAGAGTGTAAAAATGACGTTGGACAAACAAGCACAGGGACAGGTTTCTTTTTTAGTTTCAAAATTTCCGACAATGAAACTATTCCAATCGTTGTGACCAATAAACACGTTGTTAATGGAATGACTGTTGGACAATTTTTAATGACGACTTCAGACCAAAATGGTGACCCTGTAAATACAAATCATTTTACAGTAACACTTCCGAATTTACAAACATTCATTAGACAACATCCCGACAAGGACGTTGACCTTTGTGCTTTACCTCTTGCACCAATTCTAAGATTTGCAGAAAGTAAAGGAACAAGACTATTCTACCGAACATTTGAACAAAATTTAATACCAAGTAAACAGCAACTTGACGAACTCAATGCCTTAGAAGATATATTAATGATTGGTTATCCAAATGGTATTTGGGACAAGGTAAACAATATGCCAATTCTAAGACGTGGTTCAACAGCGACCCATCCTTGCTTGGACTACGAAGGGAAAAAAGAATTTATGATTGATGCTGCTTGTTTTCCAGGCTCAAGTGGTTCGCCAGTATTAATTTTCAATTCATCAGGTTATACGACTAAAAATGGCAGTGTCATAATGGGTTCACCACGTATTTTATTAATGGGTGTTTTATATGCTGGACCCCAACACACTGCGACAGGAGAAATTAAGGTCGTTAATGTTCCGACATTTCAACAACCAGTAGCATTTTCAAGAATACCAAACAATTTAGGAGTAGTAATTAAAGCAGAAAGAATTTTAGAACTTGAACAACTTTTTAAATAACGACAGAAGAACAACGTGTGCTAACATCAGTTTTGCAATATGGCGGGTGAAGTGCTACTATGAAACATTTGTGCAAGGTTCAACAGCAATAATTCTATTGAACTTTAGTGCTAAAATGCCGCCACATCGCAAAGCCGAAAACCGTTACAGGCAACTTTACGAACAACAATACACAAACCAATGATAAATAGTCCTGAAGTAAAGGAATTAATAAACCTTATAAAAGATTCTTTTAGAGTTCGACCTAATCAGAATCCTATCTATATTGATTTTTCTAACAACCTTGAACGCTTAAAAGCAAAACAGCATCAAATTATTTTTGGTAGAAGAGGTTCAGGAAAATCTTGTCTGCTTGTTCATTTTAAAAACACAATTTCAGACAATGATTCTTTAGAAATTTATATTGAAGCTGATGAAATTAAAAGACTTGGTTATCCAGATATCTTAACGAGGTTGTTATTGTCGATAATGGAAAAAATTGTAACATCGAGAAATTGGTGGCAAAAAATTGTATATTCTAAGTCCAAACTTAATAAAAGCATTAAAAATCTACGAAAATTACTAGACCAAGCTGAAAATAGACAAGTAAAACAAGAAGAAAATCAGACCACTAACTATTCAACAAAAGCAGAAAAAGGAATCTTTTCAGGCTCATTTGGAAAATCTAATTCACTTGGGAAACTTAGTGAATTTCAAGAAAGTAAATTAGACACTTTAGAAAGATATTTATCAGACTATAAGAACGCTTTAAAAGAAGAAATAAAAAGAAGAAATATACAAACTGTCTACATTCTGTTAGATGATTTTTATTTAATCAAGAAGGAAAGACAACCCGATGTTGTAGATTATCTTCATCGTTTAGTAAGAGGTACAGAGATGTATTTAAAAATAGGAACTGTAAAACACCGCACAACTTTAGTCCGCAATGAAGAACAAACAATTGGTGTTGTTTTAAACCAAGATATTGAGCCAATTAATTTAGATAGAACGTTAGAAAACTTAACAGCACCAACCCAATTTCTTTCTAACCTACTGAATTCTCTTGGTAAAAAAGTTGGATTGAATAATCCAGCAATTGACTTATTCAATCCCCAAGCATTAGAAAAACTAGTAATTGCTTCAGGAGGAGTTCCAAGAGATTTCTTGACTATTTTAGCCGATGCCATAGAAAATGCAATATCACAAAACAAAAACCATATAACACCCACTAATGTTTGGAAATCGGCTAGTAGTTTCTCTTATCAAAACAAACTGAAAGATTTAAGAGTTGACGTGGGTGCAGATGCACAATCAATAGAAAAAGTTTTTAGAGATATTCTAAAGTTTTGTATAGTCGATAAAAAAAGAACGAGTTTTTTGGTTGCACAAGAAGAAGCACAGAAAGAAATAAATCTGCACGAGCTCATTCTTCAATTAATGGATGGCAAATTACTACACATTATTGAACCTGATACCTCTGCTGCATCAAATAGACCTGGAAGATATGAAGCCTACACTTTGGATTTTTCATTATTTATGGAACCTCGAAAAAGGGGGATAGAAATAGTCGAATTTTGGAACTTTGACGAATCAGGAAGAAGAATTGGAGTAAGAGAATCACCAATTTATTCCTTAGAAAATGCAAAAAATGCAATTTCCAATGAAGACGATATTACTACTGAAACTCTAATTGACAATTTTGAAAATGAACAAAGCAGCCTGTAACAAGGGTAGCTGTTGCACAACCCTAATTTTCCAATAA